TCAGCTGCAAATCAGTTCCCTGATTAAAATTTCCTCAATCTGTGCCGTTAATGTGTTCATCAGCCCCACCCAACGCATAGGGTCACAGGCTTTCAGTTCTTCCGTGACACCCGCAGTCTCCATCATGTGAGGCAACATGGTGTCCACGCGCTCCTGCGCTGTCCGGTCAATCTCTAACAGGTGTGGATACAGCTTCTCGCTCATCAGCAGTTGGTTGTAGAGAATGGGGCGATGTTTCTTTAGGTAGGATTTTCTCATCCTGCCGTACTTGCCGATAGAAGTTTCCAGCTGTTCAGAAAGTTTTAGGTTTGGTATATCATAATCTCCACAACGAATGTAAGTCAACTTACTCATATTCATTCTCCTTTGCTTCGTGATGATTAGACTGCTGCGCTGGCTGCTATGCTGCCTTTGCGCGGTTCTTTTTTTGGTAGCTGACCGATAGTAGAAAAAACACCTTTTTTCATATCCTCAGCCCGGATCAGGGCTTTCTTAGCGTCCATTTCCGCTTTTTTCTTCGCCTTGATTTTGTCCTCATACTGTTTCTGTGCGCCGCTGACTTTTCGTTTCAAATAGTTCCGATGGAGCCTGTCCTTGCGTTCTTCTTTTTTTCGCAATTCTTCCTGTTCCTCCGGTGTTAAAGGAACCGGCTGTAAGGATGGTGGGATATAGCGTCCTAAAAAATTGAAGTAAATTTCAATTTCCTGCGTGGTATCCTGACTGCCTTTTCGGGCGCGTTCGTGGACAAGGATTTTCTCTACAAACTCGTTGAGCATGGTGTTTGTCAGCGTGTCAAAATTCTCGTACTTATCAATCAGGGCTATAAATTTCTCCGCTGATTTCTGGCTCTGTTCATAGCCGGTAACAGCCTTTTCCAGCTCTGCAATTTCAATCTCAAGTGCATCCTGCTCTTTGGCATACTGTGCATCAAGCGCCTTATATCGTGCATCCGGCAGCTTGCCGAGGGCGTTGTCCTCATAGATTTTGCAAATCAGTTTTTCCAGTTCTCCGGCTCTCTTTTGAGCAGCAGCCAGACGCCTGCGCTTTTTCGATATATCGGCACTCTGTTGAGCAACCTGCGTTTCCTGAACGGTGTGAATAAATTCCGTCCGGTCATTTCTGGAATATTCAGCGATAGCCCGGAGCGTATCGGAAACCAATGTCAGGACAGCACTCTCATTGATACGGTGTTGTGTAGGGCATAGTGTCCCACACGGAACTTTGGTATAATTGGAACAGGTATATTGAGAAATCCGCCTGCCATTGTTGGTGCGGTGGACATACATCTTGCCGCCACAATCGGCACAATAGAGCAAACCTGTGAGGGGAGCCGCTTCGCCCCAGCCGTTTGGATAACGCCGTACATTGCTGCGGATTTTCTGCGCCAAATCAAAGGTCAGCTGGTCGATAATGGCTTCATGGGTATTCTCAAAGATCGTCCATTCGTCCTCAGAAACATAGTGGCTTTTCTTGTCCTTAAAGTGCTTGCGGGTCTTGAAATTGATGGTATGCCCTAAATACTCTCGTTTTTTCAAAATGTTCACGATGGTAGATGATCCCCATCCATAGGGGTCTTTGACCGGCTTTGAACGGTTCACACCCTCGTTGAAGCGGGCAAGGTGTACGACAGGAATTTCAATCCGGTCTGCGGATAGTTTGCAAGCAATCTGATAAGGCCCATATCCCTCCAGCGTGAGGGAAAAGATACGGCGTACCACTTCGGCGGCTTCTTCATCTACCAGCCAATGCTCCCGCTTTTCATCCCACAAGTAGCCGTAAATCACGGTGCCTGTCAGGTGCTTACCGCTCATGCCTTTTGACTTAAACACAGAGCGGATTTTCCGGCTGGTGTCGCGGGCGTAAAACTCATTCATGATATTGCGGAAGGGCGTAAAATCATCGTCGCCTTTCAGACTGTCCACGCCATCGTTGATGGCAATTAACCGGACGCCGCGCTGCCGCAAAATCTCCATGACCTGGCCGACTTTCAGATAGTCACGCCCTAACCGGCTCATGTCCTTGATGACGATTGCCTCTACACGCCCTGCCTCCACTTCCTCCATCATCGCCAAAAATCCGGGGCGGTCAAAACGGGTGCCTGAGATACCATCATCGGTAAAGTGCGTAGGGTTGGGCAGCCCATTCCGGCGGGCAAAATCCTCTAACATCTGCTTTTGGTTGGATATGGAATTGCTCTCGCCCTGTAACTCATCGTCCCGGCTCAGGCGCTCGTACAGTGGGGTAATTTTTTCATTTCTCATGGCTGTACCTCCTGAAACAAAAATGCTCTAAGTGATTGCTTCACTAACCATGACAAAATCATGATTAAGAAGTCACTTAGAGCATATATCACCGGCGGCCAGCTTATATTTCTTATACTGACGCACCGCAAAGTGGTTTGGCTTCTCGGCTTCCAGTGCATCAAACATCAGGTCTACGGGGTTTTTGAACTCCTCGTCATCCTCACGGACTTCCATTGCATTGATGAACTCAATGAGGGTGGAGAAGTTCTGCTCCTCCACCGGAGCTTCATAGTGGATATATCCAATCAACGCGCAATACAGCAATGTTTCCGCCTTGACCCAGAAATCGTCTCCGGTCTTGCCTTCGCCTTTGGTATTGGCAATCAGCGTTGTTACCAGCTTCAAGATGTCCTTTTCGCTATGGATATAGGCGAAAGGGTTATAGTGCATGGACTTCTTGAAGTTGATTGTATTTAGGACCTTGATTCGGTACGGCTCATAAATGACCTTGCCGTGCTTATCCTTCATGGGCTTTCCGTCTTTCCCCGGCTTGGGTGCGCCCCTTTGGAGCATTTTTCCGCACTCCACCAAAATGGTTCCCTTCGGGTCAGTCACGACGTAGCTGCTGTGCATCTGCATCAGATATGAGGTAGGCACCCTGCGCCTTGCTGACTTTCATCAGTAGGTTTCAGGGAGCCGCCTCCCAAACCGGACGTACACCTCTCAGCGTATCCGGCTTTCCATGAATCACCTTGATTCTTTGGTTTCGTGTAAGAGTTCAAAGCAGTCAGGGCAGAGAGCCAGAGATTTTCTTCTCATTTTCAGCATTTTCTGCTCAAATATATCCCTGCCTTTCAGCGATTTCAGCGTTCTTACGTGGTGCATACATAAATAGTCTGCATGTTCCCCGCAAATCTCGCATACTCCGGCTTTTATGCGGTTTACTATCGTGTGCCTGCTGTCATATTTCCTATAACTCGGCATAACGTCTGCCACATTGTCATAGCCGTCGCTGTGCTTTCTGAATCCATCATGGTAAAATTCGCAGTATTTACGTCCCTTAGTTGTATCGTATGGGATTCTCAGTACTCCGTTTACCATGTGCCGCTTCTTAATAACACTGACATTCGTTCTGTGCTTTCCTGCCAGAGTTTTTAACATGCTGTACCGCACCATGTAGTAATACTTGTGCAATGCGCCTACGTTTTCTGCTATCCGATAGAAGTTATATAACCCTCGAATTTCGGAATTGAAAGTAGACACAATCTCTGCGTCGCTGCGGTTCATCAGGTCTTTCCTTGGCATAGGCCGCCACATTTCTTTGCCTGTGTCATTGTTGCGTTTCACCTGTATCGCTCCCCGTTCCATCGCTTTTTTAATCCATTTTTCTTTCGGCATATACAGGAATACTTTTCCATACCACACCCGTTTCATGTCGCCGTTTTTACAACGCTTCATGTTCTTGGAATGGATTACTTTGAAATCGTACCCCAGATAGCGTACCGGCTTACTGGAATGGGTGACTTTCGTCTTTTCCTCGGACATTTCCAAATGCAGTTTTTCTTGGAGAAAGATTTTTACATCTTCCTTGATTTTTTCTGCGTCCTTTTTGGAGCCGATAACGCCGATTACAAAATCATCGGCGTAACGGTTGTACTGGATTTTCTTGAAGCCTTCCTCAAACGGATTGTAATAGTGCTGATTCATCTTCTTCCTTCTGGAATCCTTAAATTCTTTTACCAGTTCAGGAGTTGATTTTTCTGCGCCCATTAACGCTTTACGTGCCTTTCTGTATCTCCGGGACGCCCGCTCGTATTCTCTGGTCGTCCTTCTGCGTTCTGGCTCGCAATCATACTTTTCTTTGTATTCCTGCATATAGTTGTCCAGTTCGCTGAGGTAGATGTTTGCACATATCGGACTGATACCGCTGCCCTGCGGAACACCGGAGTAGGTGCAGTTGTACTGCCATTGTTCCATATATCCGGCTTTCAGGAACTTCCAGATTAGACCGATAAAAGCCTCGTCTGAAATCCTTTTCCGCAGTAATTCAACCAACACATGATGGTCGAAGTTATCAAAGCACGCCTTAATGTCTCCCTCGACAATCCATGTAACACCTGTGAAGTTTTTCTTCACTTGCGTAAGTGCCGTGTGACAGCTTCTTTTTGGTCTGAAACCGTGTGAATTGTTGCTGAATGTCGGCTCATAGATTGCTTCAAGAATCATTCTGACCACTTCCTGCACTAACTTATCATCAGTAGAAGTGATTCCCAACGGGCGAAGTTTCCCGTTCTTTTTAGGAATGTACTTTCTTTTTGCAGGCTTTGGCTGATATGTCCTGTTGCGTATGGATTCAATAATCCGGTTAATTCTCGGCAGGCTCATGTTGTCCAGCGTCTGCCCGTCTACCCCCTGCGTCATGCTCCCCTGCGATTTCGCAATGTTCGCATATGCAAGGAGATAGAACTCTGGATTGTATAGGTTGCGATATAATCTTTCATATTTGTAGTTACTTACACTTGCCTTTTCTTCAAGGCTTTTCAAGACATGAATCGGATTTCTCATAGTGTCTCACACACCATCCTTTCTGTTTTGAAAATGATTCACTGTTCCCCTTTGCCATGTAGACGGCTTTCCCGTCCGCAGACTACTATGGGAACTCTGTTGCCATGGTGAATATTCAGAACCCCGCATTTCAGCGTTTTCATAGCCTTTCGGCATTTCACTTTAGGCAATCCCCGTTTAGTACGGTATAAACAAGCGTTCCACGTTGTCGGTATGTGACGTTCGCCTTTTTCCACTTTCCCGTGGCTGAACCTGCTCCGAGTATCAGCAGCCGCATAGCCAAACAATGCGACTGTCAGGAACACTGACGAGTACAACCTCTCTACGTCAGGGGTACGCTCTTGGTCCCGATTTCAGGCTGTCATTCAAGCAGTCTAGCTTCCATCCTCATACGTGGATTTTCATTCCGTCACGCCGGCGCTTCTGAGGCTTCAGCGCCCCGTGTCCTCCGTCATGCTATGGTCGCCCTCCGGTTTCCCTTTTGGGGTAAGACGGGGAATGATAGGTTGCGGCACAATGCCGCTTGATACTTTTACCTACTACTTGCTCAAGGTAGGATTTATACCGCCCTTACGGGCGCACTTGGTTTGAGCCAGAAACGGGTCTTACCGGAACCGGAGCCGCCGATCACCAGCACATTTTTGTTTCTGGCGGTCTTTGGGTCCTTGGGGCGGCTGTTCATGGTCAGGCTCTCGGTTTTTGTGAGAATGACATTGTTCTGGAACACCGGGTCGATGTAGGGAGCAATATCCTCACGGGTTCCCCATGAAGCGTTTTGTCAAGTGCTTTTTTGAGTTATTGACGCAAATTATCGTGAAAGTGCGAAAGTGCAAAGTGCAAAGGGTCTGCGTTTTGCACTTTCAGCTTGCGGGTTCGGGTTGCTGCTTCTTTTTGAGGAAGTTATACCATTGACCGCCGACACGCCTTGCGCCCAAAATGCCGCCCATGTTGCGCTTGGCGTTCTGCACCGTCCTCTCGGATATTCCGGCTTCGGCTGCGGCCTTTACAATGTCCTCGCTGGCAAGCTCTTTCCCGTCTGCAAGCAGGTCAAGTATCAGCCGTTCCGCCTGCTCGGTCTTGGTGGCTGTGTTGCCGCCCGCGCCGGACAGCAGCTCGTCGGCGGTAATGTCATACTCGCCTATCCACGAAAAGCCCGTTTCCGGGTCAAGGCAAAAGGCTATGGGATTGCCCTCCGGCGCAAGGGAAGATTTGTCATGGACGATTACCCGCACATTCGGCTCACGCTTTACGCGCCCAATAAGAAGCACGCTCCGGGCGGCTGCGCGGAAGTCAATAGAACCTAAACCCCGGTATGCGCTCTGTCCTCCGGCGGCTTTGTTCAGGTGTCCGATAAGGATAACGGCGCACCCGGTACGCTCGGCAACTTCGGCAAGGCGGCGAAAAATGGGGCGCACCTCGTTTGCCTTGTTCATGTCGGCTTTGTCGCCCATATACGCCTGTATGGGGTCAAGGATAATCAGACGCGCTCCATTCTGCATGATTGCTTTCTCTATGCGCTCGTCGGACAGGGTAAGCTCCCGTTTTGCTTCATCAATCACAAGCACCCGGTCAAGGTCTGCGGCGGCTTCCATTAGCCGGGGCTTGACCGTATCGCCCAAACCGTCCTCCGCTGTCTGATAAATCACATTGAAAGGCGGTAGGGGCTTCATGTTCGGCAGCGTCCTCCCGGTGGTGCAGGCGGCGGCAAGGCGCAAGGCAAAGGTGGTCTTGCCCTCGCCGGGATTGCCTTGCACAATGGTTACTTTCCCAAAGGGGATATACGGCTCCCATAGCCATTCAACGGTCTGCGTGTCAACCTCGCTCATGCGGATAATCTCAACGGTTTCTTCCTGCGGCGGCTCTTTCAAGCCGTAAATCGCTTCCCGGATATACTTCCCGTCCGCGATTTCTGCCCGGTGCTGCAATACCTCGTTCCAGTCCTTGTAAAGCGGCACAAGGCGGTGAACGGTCAAGCCCTCCGGCACAAACTCCGCAAGGCGACTGCAAGCGTCGCTTCCGGCTTGGTCGCTGTCAAGGCAGAGGTACACGGTCTTGATGTTCGGACGGTCAGAGAGGAAACGCAGCAGGGCTTTTTCTCCCACGCCGCCCAGTGCAAGGTAGCTTTGTTTCTGCCATTCCTTTTTGAACAGGCAGAGGAAAGAGAGCAGGTCAACGGGGGCTTCAAAGACAAACAATCTTTCGCCCTCGCCACGGTAGCAGAAGTTAAATGCTTTGTCGCTGCCTTTCACATCAAGCCGGAAGTTCCCGGCTGTGCCGCGCTGGTGGGCGTATCGCGGTATGCCGCTTTCATCTCTGCCGACGAATACGGCGTTATGGTGGGCGGCTTCCTCGTAAATATCCCCGGTGGCAAAGAAAAAGCCCGACACATCTTCATCAATGCGGCGGGCTGCTGTGAGATAGTTCCTCGCTGTTCGGTTGTCGGGGCTGCGGGGCGGCAGTCGGAAGTCAGAAAAGGACGCGGGGCTTGGTCTGTCCGGCGGCGGGGCTGCGCCTTTTTCTCCTGTCAGCATTTCAACGGCTTCGGTAAAGCTCTTTCCGAAAAACTCCATGAGGAAGTCAACGGGGCCGCCGCCCTTGCTCTGGCTGTGCCTGTACCATTTGTTTCCCCGGACGGTCAAGCTGTCGTGCCGTTTCCAGCGGTACTCGTTCCCGGCGCGGGTAAGCTGCTCGCCCTGTGATTGCAGGAAAGAAACAAGGTCGGCTTGGTTGGCGCGGTCTATCTGCTCTTGGGTGTAATACATGGTTAATACCTCTCTTTCTGTGGTTGAATTGTTCATAGTTTTGAAGTAAAATAAAGTCAACAAACTTGAATTTGACAAAGGAGTGTGATTGTATGAAAAGGCAACTGCAAGGTATAGCATTGATTTTAGTTAGTATCCTGCTGATGTTAGGATATGGCAATGTGGCTTTTTTTGATTTAAGTTTCAAATGGGCTTTAATCTTTTCAGTTATCGGCATTACTGGCGTTATAATGACATTTTTACCCGATAAGAAGTGAACACATTCCTTTGTCGGATGGGAATAGAGGACGGACAGGCAAATCAGCTTGCCCGTCCTTTTCTTTATCGCTCCTGTTCCTGCCGCTTGGTGTGGTTCTGTGTCTGCTCCGGCTGCTCGGCTTTCAGTGCAATATCAACGCACTTGCGTATCTTCTGAAGCTCGGCAACCTCGGCGCGGGTATCTTTCAGTTTGGTATAATCGCTGTCCCTCTGTGTTTTGAGGTCAGCATATTCCTGTTCCCATTCCGCAATAGGCAAGGTCTTTGTTCCTTTCGGCAGATTTGCATGGAGATAGCGACTTGCTGCGTTCCATAGGGTCAGCTCGGCGCGGTGGGCTTCCTCATACTTATCCCGTTTGTTCGTCCAGCCATTTTTCAACTTTTTCAGTTCGGCATGAATGGGCTTGTACTGCAAATAATTCTCGCCATTCTCTATCAGCTTTTGCAGTTCTTTCATGCGCTGCTCGGCGGTTTTCATTCCCTCCCGGATAGCGTCAGCCTGTTCGCTGACAGAGGAAAGGGCTGCGTCCAGCTCGTCAAGGGTAGAGATACCATGCTCGGAAAGGTAGTTGACCGCCGCCGCTACGGTTTTCAGTTCGTCGGCTGCGTGCTGCCTTTGCCAACTCTGTGAATACTTCCGGCTCTTTTCTCTCTGAACGCTCAAATACTTCATCAGCAGATTTGCAAGGTTGGGAGATTGCGGCGGCTGTTCCGGGGCGGTTTCCCGCGCTTTGAACAGGTCGGCAATCCATTCCTTGAGCTTCCCAATCTGCGCCCGGATTTCCCGGATAAGGCGGTTTGTCTTTTGGATACTGCGGTTCAGTTCGCCTTTCTCGGTGGCGATGCCTTTCTTCTCCATCTGGCAAGCCGCCACGCCCATGTGGACGGTGGGTATCTCGTCAATTCCTCTCTCGGCGTTGCTGCGGTGGTCGATACGCTCCGGGCTTCCGTTCCTCTCCAAAAAGTCGTTGGTATAGTCAGCCCATGCCCTGCGCCACAAGAGGGTGTTGTCCTTGTCGTTCCAGCCTGTAAGGTCAATTTTGTGCGTCTTGTATCTGCCGCTTGGCAAGCGGATACGCTCGCCGTTCTCGTCAAGGTCATATTCCTTTTTGGACTTCGCCGCCCATGCGCCGCGCTCGTCAAAGGGGCGCATGGTAAGCATGATATGACAATGGGGGTTGCCGCTGTCGGTGTCATGGATAGCAAAATCCACACACATTCCTCTGGAAACAAATTGAGAGGAACAGTATTCCCGGACAAGCCGGATCTGTTCCTCTCTGGATAATTCTATGGGGAGTGCCGCGTCAATCTCTCTGGCAAGCTGGGCGTTCCCGGCTTTCTCGTAAAGCTCCACGCTGTTCCACAAGGTTGAACGGTCAGAAAATGAGGGTGGCGCGTGGGGCGGCAGCATGATTTCCGTATGGACAACGCCGCCTTTGCGAGTGTAGTCATGGGTCATTCCGTCCCATTCGTTTGTCAGCTTTTCGCCGCTTCGGTAGGCGGCTGCGGCAACGGCTGATTTGCCTTTTCCTCGGCTCACAATGCCGATGTTCCAATGGTAAATGGCTATGGGTATCACCTCCCGGATAGGATAATAAAACCCGCAAAAATGGTACAGACGCCAACGGCGGGTGTACTGTTTTTGTGGGTGTGCAGGGATAGCCGCGAAGCGGCGCAAGGGGTGCAGCCCCTTGTTGCGGCAAAGCCGCCAATCGGAGCGCGGGGAAATCTCCCTGTGCGGAGATAAGCCCTCGGCAGAGCGCACACGCCCGCAAGGGTGTATAAGTGCGCCCTTTGTTCCAAAGGGATTTATTTGGCGTTCCCGCTTTCGGCTCGTTTTTTCAGATATTCCCGCGCTGGTTCACTCGTCAATGCAAGCCGGAGAAGTGCTGTGGCTTCCTCGTCGGTCATGTTCTTTGCTTCCGGCACAATGCTTTCAAAGACCGCGCCCCGGACGATAAGGCGGTGGCTGCGTGTCCGGCGTTCCTCTTTGGATAACTTCTGACGCAACATCTTTTCCCGGTTCTCAAACTGCCGGATTTTCTTCTTTCCGTCCTCAATCTCGGCAGTCAATTCCTCGCGGGTTTTCTCTCTCGGTTTCGTCATAGCTGGCCGCTCCTTTCTGCCTGTCGGCATAGAAAAAGGACAGTCGATTTGCTCGGCTGTCCTGATGGTAGTATTAAATTTTCATGGGGTTATCCGTTGAAAGAACTTAGGTCAAGCGCACCATTATTTATCAGCTCTTGGATAATGGTAGCCAAATCGTTTTTCACACTTTCGCTTTCAGTTTTTGCACCCGCATTTTCAACGTATACGGTGCTATCTCCCAACTTAAAGGTCGCATAGTAAATTACATTCTGTTCTCCCACGCTGTTCCGGTCTGTTACAAAATATCCTGCCGTCACGCTTGTGCCATTTACTTCGCTACTTTCTTCACTTCCTACAATCTTCGTATCAAGTAGTGCTATATCCGTTGTAGATATTACCACTTTGGCATTTTCGATTTTTCCCTCAAAACCAATCAATTCTTTGTTGCTGTCGGAAACAGTATCATCAACACGAAAAACTGCATGAGCTGTAACGGTCAAGTTTGGAAAAAGAGATGCAGCTTCCGTTTCCGTAAGTTGCCTTGTTGTTATAGTCCCGTCAATGTCAATGCTTGAGCCAGCAGTTTCCGATTTTACAAAGATGATTTCATTTCCGTTGTCCAAAGTGGCAATGTCAGTTTTGTTCCCGAACAATCCACTTTGAAATACGCCTAAAACAGCAATTACTGCAAAGCAAGCCGCCATAGCTCCCCACTTAACCCAACCGGGTTTCTTTGCTTTCTTTTTGTAGTTAAGGGCTTCATCAACATATTTCGTATCAAGTTCACTCATAGCGTCGGAAAACTTTTTTGCGTTCATACGAATACCTCTCTTTCAATCAAGTATTGTTTCATCTTCTCTCGGATACGGGTCAGCCGGACAGAGATATTTTTCTCTGAAAGCCCTACAAACTCGGCTATGTCCTTATAGCTGTCGGAAAACCAATAGCGGCGCATGAAAATAACGCGGTTTTCGGTAGTCAGCGTGTCTAAAAATGCTTCAATGATACGGGCTAACTCTTTGGCTTCGATTTCTGCTTCTACTGTATTCGGGGCTGCTATACAGGCTTCAATTTCTTCCAAAGCAATCGTGTAATGGCTGCTCCGTTTGGCTGCTTCCTTTCTCCAATAGATTTTGAGTGAAATGTTCCGAACGATTTTAACAAGATAAGATAGCAGCGGGTTAGGTCGTGCCGGGGGAATCGCGTTCCATGCGCCTAAATAAGCGTCGTTTACACATTCCTCCGCGTCTTGTCTGCTGCCTACGATATGGTAGGAAAGATTGTGGCAGACCTTTCCGTATTTTATATCCAGCTCTCGTATGCCTTGTTCTGAACGTCCAAAAAACATTTCTATGATTTTTTCGTCGTCTATCATCTCACCGCCTCCTTTCGGGCTTCACCTATGTACTACGGTTTCAGCGGCAAATACTACATCTAATCCGAAACTTTTTCAAAAAAATTATAGCACATCTTTTTGAATAGGGTGTGTCAAGTTGCGGAATGTTTCTTTGCCGCTTTGCTGGCGGCGTTCCTCCGTTCCTCACTGTATGGGGCGGTCAGACGGAAAGAGAAACGCCCCTTTGCAATATCAAACTCCATGCAGCCCGTTTCGGGGTCTGCATCGGTCTGGCGGCACACATTGGGGTGCTGTCCGGCGTAGGTGGCAAGCCGCTTCTTTAAGTCGGTGTTGTGGGTGCGGATATGGATAATCGGGTTTTTCTCGTCAAACCAAATATCGGTGGTCTTTTCCTGCTTCGTAAGCCCTGTTCTCATAAACTCTCCTTTCTGCGCCCCTGTTACGCAATAGGGGCATTTTTCGGGTGTTTTTCCCGGCTCTTGACTTGGGGAAAATGAGGATTTTCAAATAGAAACCGCCCGGACAGGGAATGGTTCGTCGGGGCGGCTGTTATCGCAAGATTTCTGTTTTTTCCGGCTCTTGACCGTCAGACGCGGATAAACGCGAGCTGTCGGCAAGCACCAGTTTGAGCAGCTTGTCGCGGAATGTTTCTGTGCTGCTGTGATTGAAAAATAACTCCGCAACAATGGTCTGCCCGTTCCTCTGGGTCGTGATGATACTGTCGGGGGTCTGTTCTGCCATAGGCGGCTCCTTTCTTTGGGCGCAAAAGAGGGATTTCCCGTAGTTCGGAAAATCCCTCTTGGTTGACGGTTATTCTGTTTTACTGTGTGGGCTGTGCGGCGGCTGCCTGCGCCTTTCTCCTTGCCCGGTATTCCCGCGCTTTCATGCGGTCATACTCCCGCTGCCTTTCAAGGTTTCGCGCCCGGTACTCCCTTGAATACTGCCGGTGGTAGGCGCGGCTCTTTTCCTTTTTGGCTTCTTCGATTTCCTCCCGCATTTGCCGGATTCCCTGCTCGGTCGGCTCTGCAAGCTGTGTCACTTCGTTCTCAAACTTGCCAATATAATTGAAATATATGCTGATGTGCTGGATTGCGTATCTCGCCCTTTTCTGGTCGCGCTCATGCACTTCAATCCGGCTGATAAACTCGTTGAGAATGGCGGGGGTAAGCTCGGTAAAGGCAGCATGGCGTTCCGTCAGCTTCAAAAACTTCTGCGCCCGTCCTCCCGCGTTCTCATAAGCGGATAGCTGCTCTTGGAGCGTGGCAAGCTCCGCTTTCAGCGCATAGTATTCTTCCGAATACTTCTGCGACATCTGCTCATAGCGGTCTTGCGGGATCGTGCCGAGGGCGTTGTCCTCGTAGAGCTTATTCAGCACCTTGTCAATCTGTTCAAGGCGCGTCGTGATTTGCGGAATACGCTTCTGCTGCTTTTTGCTCTGGTCGGTCTGCTGCATGGCAAGGTTCTTTTTCACTAAGGCTTCAAACTCCGCCCGGTTGCTGATAGAATAGTCCTCGATTTTCTTCAGCACTTCCGCGATGGTCTGCATGAGCAAATCCGCGTCCATGATGTGCGGGGAATTGCATTTCGGATTTCTGGCTTTCCCCTTGTGGTACTCGCTGCAATAGGCAACATGGCGCTTGCCGCCGTTCCGGTAATCAATACGAATGTGCATTTTTGCGCCGCAGTCCTTACAGAAAAGTAAGCCGGACAGAGGGTGGATTTCCCCGTCCCCATTGGGGCGTCTGACGGGTGCGTTTTCCAAAATCCGCTGTACGGTTTCAAAATCGCTGCGGCTGATAATCGGCTCATGCACATTTTCTGTGATGTGCCACTGGCTCCGGTCTACATAGTGGTTATGTTTATCCCGGAAATGCTTTGTAGTCTTGAAGTTGACCACATCGCCGCAATACTCCTGCCGTGTGAGGATATTGGTCAAGGTGGCTTTGTTCCACTTGCAGCGGTTATCCTCGTTGAGCGTCTTATTTTTACAGGTTCCCCGCCCTCGGTCTTTCATGTAGAAAGTGGGGGCTGGGATTTGCTCCTGTGTCAGATATACGGCGATTTGGTTGCGGTTCTTCCCACCGATAAACAGACGGAAAATCAAACGGACAACCTCGGCGGCTTCCTCGTCGATTATCCAAAAATCCTTGTTGTCCGGGTCTTTGACATAACCGTAAGGGGCTTCGGTGACAATCGGCTTTCCACTCATGCCTTTGGTCTTAATGCCCGTTTTCACTTTCTTGCTGATGTCCTTTGCATACCACTCCGACATGATATTGATAAAGGGCGCAAACTCCAATGTGTCGGGTTTCTCGCTGTCAATGCCGTTGTTGACCGCGATAAAGCGCACATTGTTCCGTCTGAATATCTCCATAGCGTTGCCGACTTGGAGATAGTCGCGCCCCCAGCGGGTAAGGTCTTTCATAATGCAGACACCGATTTTCCCGTTTTCCACATCGTCCATCATGCGGGAGTAGGCGGAACGGTCAAAGAACCTGCCGCTTTCGTCGTCGTCAATGTAGTGCCGGATATTGGTTAGGTGCTGCCCTCTGGCATAGTTCTCCAAAAATATTTTTTGGTTCTGTATGCTGTTGCTCTCGCCGCCGTCCCTGTCCTCGTCGCCCACGGAAAGGCGGGAGTAAAGGGCTGTAATTTTGCTATAATCAGTCATGTGCATAACCTCCTGTGCGTCCATGTATGTGTCATTTACACTTAAAATTATGCACTCCAACGGGCAGAGCCATACTCCATGCCGTGACGGTACTTCTTGGCGTTTTTACTTTTGAGATACACCGCCAGACGCAGGCCAGCACCGCAGCACAGCCCCGCCAGCAGATCCAACGGGTGCAGGCTGGGCCAGAAACTTTGCAACGCCCCAGGCAGGACAGCAAACAGGGAAAGGAATTTCTCCGAAGCATTTGCCCCCTGAGCCAGTCGCCATGCCTCCCCGAAGTTGGTAGCAAACAGCCCCATCAGGAGATAGGGCAGGTTCAGCAAAACGAGCTTTTTGATGTCAAACTGCTTTTTCATCGTTCCAGCTCCTTTCGCTTGGTGCGGTCCACCACGGCATTTTTGACCATCTCTTTGAACTGACTGAGTTTTGCCAGCACAGACGGGCGTTCCGTTTTCTCGGCCTTCTTGACCTTTTTGCTGATGTACTCGGTAAATGCAGCGGTCAGCGCATCGGCGTCACGGCCTTTGAAAAAGATCAGGTACTTGGGTGGGGAGCTACTGCGGTCTTTCTTCACCGCATAATCCACACCATATTTCCGGGCGATTTTCTCAAACTCCTTGATAGAGGGGTCTGTGATCTCAATGTTGGATATTCCCTGATTCTGACCAATGAGCTGCTTGACGGTCTGTTTGCCGTGAGGTGTCACAGGAGCGTCACGGCTTCTCTGCTTTTGCAGCTTCTTTTCCTTGCAGTGGGCCATGTACTTGCTAATGGCGGCTTTGAGCAGCCTGCCAGTGAACTTTGTTCCACTGACAACCAGTGTTAAAGTCCTATTTTCCACTTCTTCCTGCATTTTCATCGCCTCCTATTACAATAAATTTGGACAGGAAAGCCGGGCAGCCAGTCCGGCTTTCTTTCCATCTCGTGCCTAAGCTACAATAAGAGGAGCAACTGGCTGACCCTTGCCTCCTTGGGCTTTTATGTCCGTTGGAAAGACTGTTAGCCATCCTCTTGTTGCAGCGTTCGATTTGAGCAGGTTGAGCCACCGGATGCCGGAGAGTTCGTGTCACCCAATAGATTGAATCGGCAGCGAGAAAAGATGGATTTCCGGTTGCAGATTCTTTGTGTTGGAGGAATGTGAATGAACTGCGTTGGCATCGATGTTTCCAAAGGTAAGAGCATGATTGCAGTCATGCGGCCCTTCGGAGAGGTAGTGGTTTCACCCTTTGAAGTGCGCCACACCGCCAGCGAACTGAGCGAGCTGGCAAGGCTGCTCAAAAACCTGGACGGTGAGACCCGCGTGGTGATGGAATCCACGGGCAATTACCATGCGCCGGTGGCCTGGCTGCTCCACGGCGCGGGGTTTTATGTCTCCGTAGTCAATGCAATGCTGGTGCACGACTACGGGAACAACAGTTTAAGACGGGGCAAGACCGACAAGAAGGATGCCGTGAAGCTGGCCAACTACGGCCTTGACCACTGGCTCACACTTCCGAGATATGTTCCGGAAGAGGACACCCGGCTCATGCTGAAGACCTGCTACCGGCAGTACCAGCAGTATTCCAAAGTACAGACCATGCTGAAAAACAACCTGATCTCCCTGCTGGACACCGCTTTCCCAGACGCAAACCGCCTGTTTACCAGTCCGCCCCGCGCCGATGGCAGTGAGAAGTGGGTGGACTTTGTCGCCACTTTTTGGCATTGCGAGTGTGTCTGTGGTCTGTCTAAGAAAGCCTTTACCGCCAAGTACCAGAAGTGGTGCAGAAAGCACGGCTACAATTTCAGCCAAGATAAGGCGTTGGATATTTATGCCTCTGCCTGTGGACGCTTCGGTGTCATGCCGAAAACAAATACGGCAAAACTTTTGGTAGAACAGGCCATTTCCCAACTCCAGACAACTTCCGCCGCATTAGCTGCTCTCAAGCAGGAGATGCAGTCTCTGGCAGCTTCTCTGCCGGAGTATCCTGTAGTGATGGAAATGTTTGGTGTTGGCCCTACACTCGGCCCCCAACTCATAGCTGAAATTGGCGATGTGCGCCGTTTTCATTCCAAGAAAGCGCTGGTGGCCTTTGCAGGCATTGACGCCCCGCCCTACCAATCTGGCCAAATAGATGTCCGCAGCCGCAGCATTTCCAAGAGGGGATCTGCCTCACTGCGCAGGACACTTTTCCTGGTGATGGGCGTCCTCCTGCAATGTGCCCCAATGGATGAGCCGGTCTACCAGTTCATGAACAAGAAACGCTCTGAGGGCAAGCCATACCGTGTCTACATGATGGCATCCGCCAACAAGTTCTTGCGTATCTACTACGCTTCTGTGAAAGCCTATTTGGATTCCCTGGAACACGACTGATTTCCCTGCGCTATACCATCTGGCTGGCCGCCGTTTCGATTTTGAGTTGCTCAGCGGCTTGATTTTGTGTTGCCTTTTTCGCTGCTCCCAAAACCTGAAATTTCTACTTGACTTTTGTTAGCAGGTCTTTTCACAAAATGTGCAGGGGTGGTGCATTTCTTTCTAAGGCGGGACCACCAGCCGCCGGAGGAGGTATTTTTTCATCGCTCCATCCCGCGGCTCTTTTTCTTTACCGGCTTCTTATCCGGCAGATTCCACTCTTTCCGGAACTCTGCCACACCTTTGGGGTCAAATGCCTTCAGCTTCTCCAGATCAAAGGCAACAGCAGAATATTTTCCATAACCGGACTGAACCTGATAGGGAAGCACCTTCCCCAATTTGTTCTCTTTGATGAATCGCAGCAAATCCTTGCTGATGTCACCGGAAATAAACGCCTCTCCGGGGTCCAGGGAATATCCTGGTAGGTTCACCGTCATATCTGCAAACGCCTCTGCTCCATCTTCTGTATGGGTAATCATGCCGATATAAAGCCGCTGATTATTCGCATACATTCCAAGTTGCAGCGATATGGTTTCTTCCCCATATTCCCACTTAAAGGGTACTTTCTTTTCCTCATTCATATCGGATTCCTCCTATCGTATCTGTTCTTTGTGGTCATAAAACAAATCTCCATTTCTGACCTTTGCATGGCTGAGAATCTTGATCTGCCCATTTGCCTGACTGTCCAGAGCTTTTTCATAGCCTATATCTGACAAAAACAGGCGGGTGCGTTCTCCTTTCCAGCCAACCGGGGAGTCATGCGTCAGTACATCAAAAATAATCATGTGCCGGGTGTTCTCCGCAAATCGCTGGAGATCCATGTAGTCATGACCGTGATAGTTCTGCGCCCCGGCTTTCTGGCGCATTTCCTCCATCAGCTGCCCGATTGTTTTGCCTTCCTGCATAAAACCCACTTCCTTTCCGTTCTTATGAGACCAGCAAGATTATCTCCCGCAGCTGAGCAAAGTAGAGCTTTCCCTTTGGCGTAACCAGCGTGTAGGAGCCGGTATGCCCGTGATTGCAGTAGTCTTTCACACAGAACAGCCCCGTATTTTTCACATTGGCATAGGGCAGCACATTGCCGGATGCTGTGCGGTACACAAACCGTCGTTCTATCAGAAACCGAACAAACCGGCGCTCCGGGACATCCAACTCTTTGGCGGTTGTCCTGAGATTGGTGCTGTGCTTTAAGTCGATGAACAGGTCATAGAAAGCGGCTTTGCCCTCCAGCTGTGCATTTTCCTTACGCAGAGAAATATTTGCTTCACGCTCAGCCAACAAGTCTGAGCAGAGCTTCATCAGAGCCTCCGGGGAAGTAGCTACCTCCCAAAGCTTCTCTCTTGTGAGATAGGCCCCGTGCTTGCGAATGGTAGGCAGAACCTCATCGAATACCCACTGTTCAAACTGTTCTGCCGATGGCAATTTGCTGTGAACAATCAGGCGGTACAAATCTCCTTCGGGGATAAAAGTCATACTGATTTTGCGGTCGGGGCTTTGTGGGTGAGGTGCGTCGCGTTTCACGACATACCTACAATGGCGGATAATTGCATCGCGGGAATTGCTGTACCCCAGCGCAGCGGCCACATCCGTTCCGCAGAACAGGTATTTGCCGTTTTCTTCGATGACCCGGATACTGCCAAACTCCGGGTTTTTGAAAATTTCCATCTGGTTCATGTCGTGCCTCCTTTGGCATGATAAAAGGCGGCCTTTACCAGCCGCCTGCGTGCATATCGTGGTTGACCAATGAAGTGAAGTGATTATTCATGGTGGTAGGCGCATTGAACAGCACCGCAAGCAGGTACTGCTTCATGTTGCGTACCTGGGTGGTGTTCTTTTGCAGACAGTCCATGACAAACTCGATGTGGGAGCTGTCCAGTTTCAAAAAACGGGAACGCACGATTTCGTGAGGAAAGTCTGCCCCAGAGATCCGGGTGGTCTTTCGTCTGGCACAGACCGTTTCTACCAACAGCTCTACGATCTCATTCAGGTCATCCAGGTAGAGAGGATAACGCTGCTTCAGACAGTCATACTCGATATTCTCCAAAATCAATTCCCGATAATTTTCTATCTCTGTGACAGACATCGCATCTCTTCCTTTCCGTTCCGGCGGTCTTGCCGCCGCTGTTTCCCGGAAGGGAATGGAATCGGTACTTGATCCATAAGTAATTGATTTTTCTGTATTTGATTTCTCTATATTTAATTCTGCGGGCTTTTCCGTATCCGGTTTATCCATATACGGGTTTTCCGTATCTGGTGAATCCGTATCCAGTTTTCTAAGCTGTGGCTGCTCGTATATGACATACTCTGTATCGCTGATGCGTCCCTGCCGGTCACGCAGCTTGTGCCGCACAATGTAACCGGCAGCCTCCAATTCCCGCAACGCAGCGCCTATGGCATCCACGCCCTCCTTACAGATCTTTGCAAGACCACGGGTGGTGTAATTCCAGTCCTCTGGCAAAGACAGCATCATGGAAAGCAGCCCCTTGGCTTTTAACGACAGGTTTGCATTTCGTAAATGATGATTGCTCATCACGGTATAATCACGGGTCCGTTCAATACGAAAAACGGCCATCGACCTCACTCCTTCCGAATTTTGGGTACAAAAAAACCGCAATCCTCATTCCAAAGAATTGCGGTGTTCAACACTTTTCAAATTTTCTTGCATAGAACCAAAACAGCGGCTTTCGAGGACGCGCCTCTGTAAATGGCTCCTCCTGGGCGAAAGGAAGTGTTTGCATCACTCGGTCAATATCCGTTGAATCCATGTCATGCTGAGATTTGCAATCTTCCCGGATTGCTTCTTGAATTTCCTTTACCGTACACATAGTCATTCCTTTCCTTTCGTTGTATGGGTTTATGAGCGGCGGCGTTTTCCCGGTTTGAAATCGAGGATATGTCCCTCAATCACACGAGCGTAATGCTTGATCTTAATCTCCCGGCGCTGCTGGCTTTGCAGGGCAGCCTGATACCCGTCCTCGGTCAAAAACAGCCGCATTTCCTCTCCGGGGCTGCCGTAAGCTGTGCTGGGACGCAGGACGGAAAACTCAATCATCCAGCGGGTGTTATCCCAAAACCTCTCTACGGCGAGAATGTTGTGTCCTTTCAGCTCACGGGCTGAAATATCCCTCATAGGCGGCTCCTTTCATCGTTCCTGATCTCTCTGACGCTTTTTCTGCCATGCCTCCAGCAGCTTGATGATGGTTTCCTGCATCCGCTGGGGCGTATAGCTTTTAGGGAAATACTTTCGCAAGGTGTCAGAGGTAAATGTCACTCGGTCCAGATCGCTTTTCTTTTCCTCACCCATGATGACACGCATCATATCGAGGGTCAGATGCCCCTCCTGACTGTATTTTTTGAGCCGCTGAGCTTGAGAAAGAGAAGGGGTAGCCTGTTCGCTGTCCATCGCGTCCAACAGGTCTACCTGTTCCTCCTTTTTGAGAAAGGACAGCTCATAGGCAGGGTTCAGGGCAATCTTCTTTTCATCCACCATATCCATCAATTCAGGAATCAGCTCTGTCAGACGGATATAGCGCTGAACTTGATTTCTGCTTGAACCAGCCTGCTGAGCCAATATTTCATCGGCTCTCAACTTCGTCCCAACTTGGGACGAAGTTAAATCAACTCGCTCTCCCTGATGTTTCATGGCATCCAGCTTCATCTTGTAGGCAAATGCTCTTTCACTGGGGAGCAGACTTTCTCGTTGCAGGTTGCTGTCAACCATAATGATCGTGGCGGCATCATCATCCAAATCCCGAACAATGACCGGCATGGTCTCCTTTTCTGCCAGCTCACTGGCTCTGTGCCGCCTGTGTCCGGCTACCAGCTCATAACCGCCCTCCGGGTCCGGTCGAGCAATCGCCGGAACCAGAACGCCATACTGCTTGATACTGTCTGCGGTCTCCATCATGGCTTCGTCATCCTTGACTTTGAATGGATGCCCTTTGAACGGGTGCAGTTCCGACAGCGGGATTTCTACTACTTTTTCTCTCTGAGCATCGGCACGGCTCTCCTCCGTAGAAAACAGATCATCTACCGATGCCAGTTCTACTTTTTTCGCGCTGCTTTTCAAGTTTCAACACCTCCTTCGTCAGATTTCGATACCCCTCTGCCACCTTACCGCCAGGGTCATGGACGAAAATGCTTTTTCCCTCTGCGCTAATTTCCTTTGCACGGACAGAGTGTGGAATCTCCGTTCCAAAGACTTTGATTTTACTTCCATAGGTGTCCCGCAGCAAAGCAGCAATCTCTTTGGCAAAGTTGGTGCGGTTATCCACCATCGTCAGCAGTATACCGTCAATCTGGAGCTTTGGATTGATCTGCCGTTTTACCTTGCTGACCGTAGATAAAAGCTGTTCCAGTCCTTTGGCGGGCAGATACTCTGCCTGAACGGGAATTATGATCCTGTTCGCAGCCGCCAGCGCATTGACCGTAAGCATCCCCAACGAGGGCTGACAGTCAATCAGGATATGGGAATATTGTCCCTTCAGTGTGTCCAGATATTGCCGTAAAACCGTTTCACGGCTCATGGCGTTTACCAGAGAAACCTCCATACCGGAAAGCTGAATATCCGCAGGCATCAGGTCAACGCCTTCTGCATGATGCAGAATACCTTCTCCGGGGCGTATAGGCTGATCCATCAGAATTTTGCCCATTGCATCCGACAGTGTAAATGGCAGCTTGTCCGGTTGCGGATTTCCCAAGCTGATTGTCAGACTTCCTTGTGGGTCCCCGTCGATCAGAAGCACTTTCTTTCCGGCCTGTGCCAGACCTATTCCCAAGTTCGCACAGGTTGTTGTTTTGCCAACGCCGCCTTTCTGGTTGGCGATGGCGATGATTTGCGTGTTCAAATAAACCTCCTCCTTCTACAAAAAATATCCCTATTCCGAAAAATAGGGATGAAAAAAGCCGCTTACTCAAATAAATGAATAAACGGCTATGTAAGAAATATTCGATTGTAAGTAAAGTTTTATATCACTGCAAAATAACGAAGTGCATCTTTGATTGCTTCTACCTTTTCTGGTGTCGGATGTTTCCTCGGCTGTTTCAATTCTTCTACCGCATTAGGAGCATCATACATCGGCAATCCCAAATTTCGCTTTACCTCTGCGATATATGCGGTATGTACCTTGAAGCCGTATTTCGCTTCTATGTACTCCTTAATCATTTTGTAGGTCACTTTTTCTTTGGGCTTATACGCTTCGGCTCTTTTAGCAATACTATCTACCGGAATCTTGCCCTCGCCCTCTCCAAACTCCACATCAATGTGGATATAACTGTCGGCTTTTTTGTGGGATAAAAGAACTACCGTCTCGACATGTGTATCACTGTCCAAACTCATTTCCATATCTTCCTCAATAATCGGAAGCTTGAATTTGATGGATTTGAGCCACTGACCGTTTGGCTGTCGTTCCTCATAGATATGGATTTCAGAAATCAGCGATTCCATAATCTGTCGCTTCTCCTGCTCGTCCATGACAGCGTACAGCTTTTCAAAATAAATCAGCACTTTGTAGATATTGTCAGCAGTGAGTTTTTCTGCTTCTATTGCCATTTTCTTTGCTCTGGCTTCAATCAACAGATTCTCCGTATCCTCTATCTTATCATACATTTTATAAAGGCGATCATCAAGGTCTGCTTTACGCTTGATGTAGTGCTTATCATCTGGGTCAAGGGTATCAATCTCATCAATCAAACGGGACTTCGTAGCATAGCTCTGACGAAGCTGTTTTTCATAATTGGCAATCTCCTGTTCAATGGCGGATGTATCTATCTTCATATTGATTTTTTGCTGCATCATCGCCGCAAACTTCGGATTGCTGACCAGTTTGATAATAACCTCTGCAACAGCACCGTCCAGCAATTCCTCATTGATTTGCTTCTTGTATTCACACTTATGACCACGGGTCATAGTGCGGTGTTTGCAGCCATAATAGAAGAAATCCTTATATTTCGTGCCGTCCGGCTTGTGCTTGATGCTTTTGTTGCCGTACATTCCGGCTCCGCAAATAGGACATTTAAGTAATCCGGTCAGCAGGTGTACCTTGTTGTCTTTACCGTTGTTGACCTTTTCATACTTCTTCGCCTGAGCAAGAAGTTTTACTTGGGCTTCATGCCAGAGTCCTTCTGATACAATGGCTTCATGCAGACCGTCAACTAACAGATAATTTTCCTGCTCCACAAGTCGGTAATCATTGCGAGTTCCATGTACCTTTTCTGTTCTTCTCCTGCCGTAAGCAATTTTACCACAGTAAACGGGATTTTTCAAAATTCTGCGAATCAGGGCTGCATCAAACAGAGGATTTTTTCCATTCTGCCGCTGAATTTTGTTGATACCGTGATTGGCAAGGTATTTCGCAAGTCCGTTAGCTCCTATATCGGTATGCACATACTGGTCAAAGATAATGCGGATTGCCTCGGCTTCTTCCTCGTTGATATACAGCATACCTTTTTCCAATTTGTATCCGTAGGGAGCAAAACCACCGTTCCATTTACCCTCACGAGCTTTCTGGATTCTGCCTTCCATCGTCTGAACACGGATATTCTCACGCTCAATCTCGGCAACCGCAGAAAGCACGGAAATCATCAGCTTACCGGCATCTTTGGAAGAATCAATGCCATCCTCCACACAAATCAGATTGACATCGAAATCTTGCATCACCTGTAAGGTAGACAGCACATCTGCCGCATTTCTGCCAAAACGTGATAACTTGAACACCAGCACATAGGACACGCCATCTTTACCGGACTTGATATCCTCCATCATGCGGTTAAATTCCAATCTGCCCTCAATGGACTTTCCCGATTTACCGGCATCCTCATATTCACCGACGATTTCAAAATCGTTGAACTCAGCATAGGCTTTCATTCTTGATTTCTGAGCATCCAAGGAGTAACCGTCTACCTGAACGGCAGTAGATACTCTCGTATAAATATATACTTTTGTTTTTTCTTTCATATCGCCATCCTCATTTGTGCCACAGCCTGTGGCATAATTCAGCTTTCATCGTCTGTTATTTTTTGCCGTCAGTTTTCTGTTCCAACATCTTTATCGAATTTAAATAATCATTTTCCACGTCGCTGAGCGTTCTTGTCTTATATTTTCGATATTCTCCAGTCGCTTTATCAACAGCCTGCTTATGAGTAATGCTTCCATTTCCAATTAAAAGCTGCTCTCCACTCATGGTAAGAATGCGATCCAGATGCTCTGCCCAGTCCTGCATCGTCATTGCCTGTTCACGCTCTGCCTGACGTTCCGCAAAATCCAGATACCCGGATACAAGTTGTCCCATAGCACGAAGCTCTTTCTCATTCAGATAGTTTTTCGCAACAATCGCTTCTTTGAGTGTCGGCTGATTACCGGCAAAGGTGGTAAGTCCCATGAACTCTTTTTCCGCATCCGCTCTTGTATAAATCACTTCTGCCGCAGTCTGTCCGTGAATGGCATAATGAATTTTATTCTGAACCTTTTTGAAAAAACGGATAGAGATTTCCGCTTTCGGGTCGTAGTCAATGCTGGTGGCATAGATTTCAAGCACCTGACGATAAAACACCTTTTCCGATGCACGGATGTCTCTGATTCTTTCAAGCAGTTCCTTGAAATATCCACCGCCGCCCAGATTTTTCAATCGTTCATCATCCAAAGCAAAACCTTTTTTCATGTATTCTTTGAGAATGTTAGTTGCCCAGATTCTGAACTGTGTGCCACGCTTGGATTTTACACGATAGCCGACAGAAATGATAACATCAAGATTATAGTAGTCAACCTGATAGGTTTTTCCATCTGCCGCAGTTGTTGCAAAATTTGCAACAACTGACTCTCGCTGCAGCTCGCCTTCGGAAAATACATTTTTTATATGTCTTGAAATAGTAGATTTATCTCTCTGGAACAACTCTGCCATCTGGTCAATGGATAACCACACGGTATCCTCATCAAATGTGGTTTCAATTTTTGTCAATCCATCTTCTGTTGTGTAAATAATCATATTGGATTTTTGATTCATATCATCATAATTGTTCACCGGAACACCTCATTTCTAATTGTGCAACGGGGTATTGCGCTTTTATTCTATGTAGCTCTATGCGTTGAGAACAGTAGCTCTCGCATAGAGTTTGGACACTTATTCCACGACTATTATATCATTGCTTTTCCATCAATTCAATAGTGTCACTGGGTTCTTCAGATGTGTTTTCTTCCTCCAAACAAGACGGCGGCTCTGGAAGATTATCAATATCCAGAACCGCCGCATATTTTTCTATTAAATTTGCAAGTAAATCGGCAAAACCATTCCATTTATCTGTCAATAGTGCTCTCCTTTCTTTTTCGTCCACGTTCCTGCGGAATGTCCTGTTTCTCTTTTCCTCTGGTCAAAACGGCATTAAGAAAAGCCCGTACCCTTTCAGGTGCGAGCTTGACAGCATCCAGATACGGCTGAGCCTGTTCCAGAAGTTTCTCATATCGTTTTTTCCATACCCCAGCATCTTTCTTGGCTGTTTCATATTTCTGCTGGTATTTTAATTTCTCCGCTTTTTCAGCAAAGCTGCTGACAGCATAATTTTTGAGAGTACGGCATTCATCGGGTGTCAAGACGATGTTCCCGGTAAAAGATTTCTTACCCATCGACTCCAGCTCCTGAACCGTCACCGCTATTCCGGTTGCCGCCTTAGTCTGTGCTTGCAGGGATTTAAGCTCCTGCTTTTTCTTCTCCGCAGCCTGTGTAGTATCGTCAAGCTGTGCTTCTTTCTGGTTCAGTTCCGCCGTCACAGCTTCCAGTCGCTGCTTTTCCTTTGCCACCTTAAACTGGGTCACAGTCAGATGTTCCTCGGTGCTGTCACGCTCTCCACGTTCCACATCGGTATATCCGGCAGCTCTCATGTGCTGAAAAAAATCATCCTGTAAAACAGAATAGGATTTTCGGAGAACAGGCTTACCATTGACTTGCAGAATTGGTTTTCCATCTTTGTCCACAGCAGGTTTGGACAGCCACTTTTTACTGCGGCTGACCTGCATAATGGTTTCCTTTACCGTTCCTCTGAGAGCTTCATCCTTGCAGCGTTTCGACCACAAAATCTGTTTCTCCACCACAGGGACATAGACCACATGAAGATGATAATGGAACACGTCCTTGCCAAGTGCTTCGGACATCGCCCGGTTAATCTCGTCAGCGTGCATGACTGCCGAGAGGATATACTGTTCACCGCCAACAATCTCCACAGCGGATTTATAGGCTTCCTCATAAAACTGTCTGGCGTATTCATAACCGCCGTGATTGTCGAAGTACGCAGAGTTCACATCAAAGACCATTTCGTTGAAATGGACGGCATCCGCCTTCAGACCTCTGGTGGAAATGATGTTGTCAGCTTTCATCTGCTCAAACATTTCAGCGTAGCTCCCGGTAGGTTCTTTGAAGTGTACGTTGAGGGAACTTCTTTCCGGGATAATATCTTCGTTACTGTATATTTCTTTTTCACGCTCATTGTGTGCCTGTGCATCTCCGATGTCATTATCTGTGACATCCATATTTCTTGCACAGGTACGGTCAACTCCGTCATTTCTTGCCATATTTTTCCTTCCTTTCTTTGGGATTTGCAGACAGGTAGCTTTGGAAAGGCACTTCTGCGGAAGTGTAATAACCCACTATGACACTTTCATCCATACTGGCTGCAAAGTGCCGTGGGCTCTCCCGAGGGGCTCTCCGAGGGTAATGCGGTCGCTGCGGCGACCTCTGCCGAACATCAGAAAGTTGTCTGCTCCTCTTTCCAATGTCCGGCACGGACGGCTGCTGTTTTGTGAAACCGCCCCGTCCGTTGGCAGAAAAAAGACTGACTTTTTCCTGTCATTTGGGTACGTCACGAAGGTTTTATACAGGAGTGATTTACGCTCGTACGCTGTGTACGTACGTACCAAAAAATCAATCCCGCCATTCCTCCGGTACGTACGTACACGGCGAAACGTCGTAAAACCCATTTATATTCGGACGGGCTACGGCTTCAATTCCCATGAATCCCCACACCCTGCGCCCGGCAGAGTTTGTGATTTTGTTGGTGTGTTCCAGATTGTAGCGACTTAAATTTGCCACCACACTGTCACTAAAGCTGCGGGATTTCAGGGGCGGCAGAGAATTTTCCTCACACCACATCCGATAAATTTCGTACAGCTCCTTGGAGCTGATGGAAGCATCCGCTTTCAGCCGGATATAGCCCTCAGACTCCATGAAGTCGAAAATATTGTTGTTGTCACGCTTGACGGACTCTCGGTTGGTTTTGGTGCGCTCACTTTCCGTGAATTTGAAATTGTTGGCAACCAGACGCTGCAATCCCTCAAACGCCCAGAGGAAAATGCCCTCCACCTCAGCTTTCATCTTCTGGGCGAGGTCAGGGTCATCCATTCTTCCGGCAGGCTTTTCCTTTGTGGTCAGCACAAGCTGTCTGCGGTAGAAACCGTCACTTCGGTCATACAATGCCTGTAAATCTCCATTGGAGAAAGCCAGCAGACGGGCGAACATCCAGCCCTGATAGCTCTGTTTGCCCTTGCGCTCCAAATCCATTTTCCCTTGAGCTGTCACAATGGATTTCACATAATTGGTCTGGCGCAAGGCTTCCATTCGCATATCATCATCCACGCATAGGAGGATATGCTCCAGATCGGCACGGGCAAATCGGTTCTCAGAGATTTTACCAATGCTTCCGTCCTTCATGGAACTGCCCAGCATTTGCCCCAGCACCGCACCGATTTGGGATTTACCCTCGCCGCCATTGCCCTTAATGACCATCATCCTCTGTCCTTTATTGGAGGGAATCAGGCAATAGCCGATAAATTCCTGCAAGGTAGGGATGTCCTCCGGGTAAAGCAGACCATTCAGAAAGGAAAGCCACAGCACAGGTTTCGGAGTATCCGGGCGATAGAAAACCGGGAGCCTGTTTCTCACAATATCCGGCTTCCCCTCTGTAAAAGTGCCGTCCAGCATGAGCGTACCGTTTGCCAGATGAATCCTGTCCTGCTCCGGCGGGAAGTCCTCCACATGAGCCGCCAGCTTCATAATCTCAATGATGTTGCTGATTTTGCGGGGAATGTTGTTCACGGCACAATATTTCAATTCTTCAAAGATTTCGCCACGAAGCGGCAGGTCGTCCGTCACTCGACCATCAGGTGTGAAAAAAGCTCCGTTTGCAAAGATAATCTGACGGGTTCTCAGAAAATCTTCACAAAACAGAGCTTCATTGATACTCTTGCCGTCAAACCACATCGGCACATTCATCTCAAGCAATTTCCTGTTCTCTGACATGGCAGCGCACCTCCTTTTTCTGCTCGTCCAGTCGTGTTTGCATTCTTGCAATCGTTCCGTCTGTCAAAAGTTCCTTGACGGTATCAGTCCTTTCTTCCTGATCGCTCATAAGGAGCAAATCGTTCAGATACTCCACATATTCCAGCTTGTGGCAAGCTTCCACGAACCTCTCATCCGGCTCGTCCTCCGGTGCTTCGGGAGCATATCGCTCTTTCCAGTCCTCCAAAAGATGAAGATACCCGGACAGCACATTCATGCAGAAAAGCTCGTCCTGTTTCGACTGATTCACACGGGGACGGTACTTCTTTACCTGTGCCACCACGGACGGCGGCCTGTCCAGTCCGAAATCCGCAGCCAGTCTCTGCGCTGCTTCATAGGCAGACAGGTCAAGCAGCCTTGCCACAAAGTCAATCACATCTCCCTTGGCACCGCAGCCGAAGCAATAGAAGTAATCCTCGTTCAGCTTCAAGCTGGGGTGTCTGTCATCGTGGAAAGGGCAGCAAATCATCCCGGAGCGATTGATTTTCAGCCCGTAGTGTTCGGCGGCTTGCCTAACCGTGACCGCCGCCTTGACTGTTTCAAAAATGTTCATTTGCATAACCTCCTTGATTTTTCTCGATGATTTTTTCATCTGCCTGAATATACGCAGAAAAACGCTTTCAACCGAAAAATCAGGCACTTCCGCAAGCAAAGCAAAAAGCCGCCCCGAAAACTTGAAAAAATGCAAGTTTCGAGACGGCAGTGTTCACACAAAGTTGGTTGATATTGTTCCGTAAATAGAATATAATTGAAGTTAATATGAATCAGGAGGGATGATACAGAAATGAAATACCTGTCTACATTTGAAGTTGCCGAGAAATGGGGTATCTCTCCCCGAAGAGTTGGTATCCTCTGCAACAATGACCGCATACCGGGCGCACAGCGGGCAGGAAGCCGCTGGATCATCCCGGAGGACGCTGAAAAGCCGACAGATGCCCGCATTAAAAGCGGAAAATATATCAAACAGAAAACAGACAGAGGGGAGGAAGCATAATGGCTGATACTTATTTACCCGCCGATGTTCGGAAAAGAATCGTTGATGTAATGAGAGAACGCAAGATGACCCAGCGAGAACTGGCACTTCGGATTGATGTGAATGAAAGCACCATCAGCCGCTTCCTTAGCGGAAAGACCGAAAAGCTGAGCGAAGAAAGCGTTATCCGCATCGCCAGAGTGTTCAATGTGTCCACGGACTTTATCTTGGGTACGACCGTAATCCCGGATAAAAAGAACTACGATATTTCAGAACTGGGATTATCTGTTGAAGCTGCAAAGAATCTTTATACCGGAAAGGTCAACAATGATGTAGTCAACCGTCTGCTGGAAAATCCCCGCTTTGCCATGGTTACTTATATGATTGCACAGTATATGGATGATACCCTTGCAAGAGGATATGCCGCACAAAACCAGATGTTTGCTACCGTTGGCTCTCTGCTGTTGGGACAGAACCAAGCTCCCGAAGCAGTACAGGCAGCCCGAACCGCTAATGCCATGAAAATTCCCGCTTATCAGGCAGACCAGACCACGATTCAAAACACCTTTATGACGGTGGTTAAGGAAATCAAGAAAGAAGCAGGCAGCGATTTGGTCGCAGCCAAGGCAATCAGCAAGGAAGCCACCGAAAAGATGTTTGCCGAGCTGACCAAGGGGCAGGATATGCAGAATCCGACCATCACGCCGGAAGCAGTTGTTGATGCTATTACAGGCAGCATTTCCGGTGTCGATGGAGTCAATCAGGAAGCTCTGGACAACTTTAACAAAGCCTTGCTGGGGCTGATGCAGACGATGGTGCTGCCGGAAGATGATGGACAAGATAACTAACGAGCAGCTCTGTATTGCGGCGCAGAGCGGTGACAAATGGGCAGAAAACGCCCTTGTAGAGAACATTCTTTTTTTCAAGCAGAAGACGGCATACGAGATATGGAGCGCACAGCGGGAGCTGAACGTTGCCCTCGGCATTGAACTGAACGATTTGGTGCAGGAGGGTTCATTGGGGCTTCTGGGCTGCATAAGCAGCTTTCAACCCGACTACGGGAACAAGTTTTTGACCTATGCTGCCCCGGCTATTCATAATGCCATGCTGGACTACATCCGCAGGCTGAATCCTACCTTTGAAGCCAAAAATCTGGACTGTATCATTCGTCTGGATGAGGTCAAAAAGGGCGAGAATAAGGGACAACATGAATTTATAGCAGATTCCAGAGTACAGAACCCAGAGCAGATTTTCATTGCAAAGGAAACCCACGAAGAAATCCATACGGCTCTGGAAATGATTGATGAGCGAGAGAAAGCCTATCTCTGGTATCGCTTTGGCTTTGAGGACGATGTCCTCCATCCTCTGAGCGAAACGGCGAAGCACTTCCATCTGTCAGAGAGCAGAGCAAAGTCCACGGAGAAATTGGCTCTGGATAACTTCTGGCTGGAACTGCCTTGGTGGTACTAA